GCGACGGCGGCACCGATGAGGACCATGACGATGAGGACGACCGTGAACCCCACGGTGCGGCGGTTCACCGCGCTGCGGAGGTGTTCCACGGATTCGGTCAGCGCCACAGCTTGTGGCCCGGTAACGACCTGAGGTGTCGCTATTAGTGGGTCGGGGACGCCGCTAGCGGCTGGGTTGATCGGTGGGTTCTGGTGGTGGGTCATCGCCGTCTGCCCCCTGGTTGGTTCGGTCTATCTCGGTGCGTAACGCGGTGGTGAACACCCGGAGCTGAGCGACGGCTATCAGCAGGTCGTGGCGTGATTGGTGGGTTTCTCGACGACAGCGCCAGTCCCGCAGGGGCATCGTTGTCACGGGCCTCTCCGCCAGTCATCGCTCAAGGGATCACGGTGCCGGCCGGTGAGCCCACCGAGCTGGGCAATCTGCGCTTGCGCGACGACGAGGTCGGCGGTGACTCGGGCGAGTTTGGCGTGGGCGCGTTCCACCTCCCGCGTCGAGTTGTTCAGGACGTCGGTGGCTTCGACCCGTTCAGCGTTCCAGTCGGTTTGCATCCGCCGGATCTCCGTTTTCAGGTCGGTGATCTCAGCGCGGAGGGTCCGGTCGGCGTCTTGGAGTGTTTTGACGTACTCGTTCGCTGAACCTAAAGCGGTCGCGTCGGTATTGACGCTGAGGCTGCGGAGTTCACCGCGGCGTTTGAGCATGAACAGGCCCAGCTGTACCGTGCCACCGCCGAGGGTGATCGCGACGACTTGGAGAACGAACCGGAGCGTGTCCGGGCTCACGGTCGGCTACTGGCGGCACCACGAGCTCGACGACTGATGAGCGCGATGCGCCCCAAGAACGCGACAGCGATCAGCAGGTTCTCCGGGCCGGTGACCAGCCCTTGAGTGCCGAGCCCGAGCATGACGCCGAGGCCGTAGACGGTGGAACCGAACGCCGCTAGGGCCAATCCGATGACTTCGAAGAGGTAGTCGGCCCGGGCGATGCCCGCGGCGACGAGGAGGCCACCGATGAACATCGCCGCGCCCATCACCCGGATCATGGATCCGCCGCCGAGTTCGGTGAACGCCCGGGATGCGTTGTCCCCGAGGATGATCGCGTCGAGCCCGATCAAAGTCATGCCCAGGGGAAGTGCGGTAGCCATGGGTTTTTCCCGCCACGCCGCCCACAACACCCGCCCGACGGGGTTCACGGCGCGCTGCCCGTTGTGTGGGTCCGGTCTGGGATGCCCGCGCGTTTCTGTTGGACGCTGACCGGGGTGACGTCGGTGTTCATGTGCACGACCCCTGGGCTTCGGCAGTCCTCGCAGGAGCGCGTGGTGGGCCCGCCGTGGGTACGGCAGAACTGGTCGATGGTGTCGGGGTCGCAGGAGCAACAGCGGCACCCGACGTCCAGCGGAGTCGCGGGTCGTGCGGCGAGGACTGGACGGACTATGCGACGCGAGCCAGGCAGATCCATGACCACTTCTTTAGAATCGTGTTCGATGCAGTGGACACTACCTGCGCAATGCCGACTGTGAAGTTACCGGAATTAGTCACACTGAAACCACCAGCTGGGGTTGCAGCGACGAACGTGCCAGCCGCCGACCCGCCGTAGTTGAACGCCACTGAGGTGCCCGATAAAGACGTGGCTTGTAGGTTAATTGCGTTAGTCGACCCAGCAGCTGTTGTTATTTGACCATTGCTAGCGATCAGTCCCGTGGTGCCGCTGGGATACGAAAACCTGACCGAGATATCCGGCCCGGACGCAGTGTCTGATATTAAGCACGTCTCCAGTGTATAGCTGGCGCCCGCTGTAACAGGTATAACAAGGTCAGCCGAGTCGCTGTATGTTATTTGACTGATGATCGGGAAATCAATCGTCTGGTATTTTTTGAACGCTGTGTCATTAAGCTTCTGTGTCAGGTAGCTGTCTGTGATGTTCTCGCCGACGAGGATGGGAACAGCGACCATGAAACCACCACACCCTTATTGTTAGAAGGCGATGAACGGACGTTGCGGGCGGGCTATCTGCACTTTCGCGCCAGCGAGCTGCGCTTTAACAACCCGGTTAACTGAGCGGGTCACCGTGAACGTTTGTGGTGAACTGGTGCCGCTGACTGCGGTGACGTTCATCAACTCCCCGGCCACGGTGATGGGGATCGGCATCTGCGTCGGGTCGGTCGTCCACGCCTCGTTGATGTTCGCCACGGACAAGGTCGTTGCTGTTGAGGTCACCCCGGACACCAACGTTGATGTGGTGGTGTCCACTTTGTAAGCGGGTGTGGCACTGACCTGCGCTAGGCGGTACGGGGTCTCCGGGGACGTGTTGAACGTGATGGTGTGCTCGAACACGTTCAGTGTTTCGGTGTATCCCTGGACTATTTGGCTGATCGTGTCGAACGTGACCCCGATTTTGGGGTTGGTGACCGTGATGCGGTCCCCGATGTTGACCGCGAGGGCAGCCGATTCCAGTCCGGCGGCGACTACGTTGGCGTTCGCGAGGTTCACTGTGACACTGGGGTAGCGGGCTTCGTCGTCGGTCCCTATAGACAGGAGGAATGTTGCGATGTCCGCTAACTGGTCATCGGATGCCACGTTGACGGTGTACTGCGCTTGGTAGTCGCCGACACCACCCGCGTTGGGATCGAGGGTTGACAGGGGGCCGGTGAGGAGTTCAGCTTCTGCGCTGAGCCCGTTCGTCCGTGACACGGTGATGTTGTTCGCTGTGCGTTGGTCGTCGTCGACGGGTTCCAGGGGTGGCGCGACCTGCTTGAGGGAGTAGTCAAGGGTAAGTACTGGTGTTTGGTTGTAGAGGTCCCGGCGGGTGCGGTATTCAAGCCCGAAGTCCCCGCGGGGTTCGTACAGGTGCCCCATGTCAGCGTCTTCGCACTCGTACAGCAAATCCAGCAGTGTCTGACCGACTGACGGGATGAACAAGCGAAGGTTCTGTCCCGTAGAGGCATTTGTCGACCCGGATCCTTGGATGCCGACGGATTCCGTGTCGGTCAGGTCACCCCGCCACGAATTGGTGACCCCATCTTCGTTGCACAGCCGATTGAACCGGACCCCCGCCGCTTCACCAGTGTAACCATTAGCCGGCGGGATAATATCACCGATGAAGACGTTTTCTTGGCGTAGCGATGCGTGCCCGAACGCGCACCCCACCAAGAGCTGACCGATGTCCACTTCAACGGTGTTGACGTTGCCGACTGTTTTACCAGTGAGTGTTGTGCCGAAATGCTGAGCTGTGGTATCCCCCACGAAAAATTGAACAAGGTCCCACGCCGTGTTACCCCCACTCTCGGTGAGCTGTAGCTGCAGGATTTGGGGCCTGCCCCGCATGTCCGGGTACGCTACTGGCCCGCTATCATAAAATGGGGTACCCGTACCGACTTCGATACGCAACAACCCGCCGGCGACATAATGGACGCTGAACTCACCGCAAGTGCCGCCACAAAAAACAGTCAAGATCGGTGCTGAGAACGTCGTTATCAGCGGCTCGTTCACGGCATCTTTAGGTATATTCGCCAGGACGCGGATCATCGTTGCGCCTGTGGGGTAACTCGTCACGAAACCACCCGTGGCCGACCCCAGCGGGGATGACCCGTTTGGTGAACCGTCCGCGTTCAGAGACGTGACGAAAAACGGTCCAGCGCCAATTTGAAATATCGGTGAAGAACTTTCTACACCGGAAAACGCGGCCAGATCGATCGTGTTGTTCGTGAGCATCGGATACGGGCCGATCGCCGATGTTATCTGCTGTGGCGAATTCGGCGGGTCCTCCCCGGGCCAGTAAGCGACCGGCGGTATCGGCAACCGCATATGGTAGCGATATAAAGCGGATCGTGTCGGTACGGTACCCTGACTCAGCCGACGTTTGGGGCCCGCGGCCTCAATGGGAACGTAAACATCGTTACCGGACACGTCCCACCGCTGCGGCCAACTCGACACTTCCCCACAAAACCGGGGTGAACGCACTGTGACGTTGTCGACACTGGCCACGACGGGGAACGTGTTGGTGTTACCAGCCCGGACCCAGGTGCTCACCGCGACACCACCAGCGGCCATCCGGTAAGTACTACCGCTACCGACGATCGTCCAAAAGAACGGTTCCGGCGCGGACCCGGACCACACTTTGACCCGCCACGTCTGCCCCTCGACCTGAGCACGCAGGTTCAGCCCAGCAGCAGCGGTGAACGTAAGACCGGGAACGGTGACCTGAGCGACCAGGATCGTGCCATCAACGTGGGTGACCCCAGCGACAACAGAACCGTCGGTTTGGACCTGCGCCCACGCCCGGACGTAATCGGTGATGCTTTGGCGCCGGAACTGGGCGAAGAACATGATCCCCGCCCCGGTGGGGGTGTCGAACGGCAACGTGAAAAACGCGGCCACTTCCGCGTCCTGCAACGTGACCCCACTGACCACCGATGTCCGGGTCGCGTTACCAGCGGGAAGCGACAACGTGGCCCGTGACCCGTTCACGTTCCAATTAGACGCCGACACCGGGGACACCAAACCCTCAGTGACGTATGTTTGGCCACTGTCGGACGTCCCCCAACTGCTGGACACCGTCCGCGTGAACGTGTCATGAACCAGTTCCACACTGACCCGGATAGGGGTGTTCCGGCCCAAACTCCCGTAATAGACACCCATCGGGTTCCGAAGACTGTAATTCCCGGACCGGTTGTTGATCGTCAGTTGGCACGTGGACGGTTCCGCGCGGCTCTGCCCATCCCGCCGGCCACGGGTAATGATGACGTCATGACGGGCGTACACATCCGACGTGATATCAACCCAATCACCACCAACGAACAACTCGACCGTCGTGACACGTGGTGTTGTCGGGAACACCATTATCCGCTACCGGCTACCGAGGTAAGCTTGCACACTGCCGCCGCCCTTGGTTTGGATTGATTGCCTCAGCCACGTCACGAACATTTGATCCAACCGGCTACCACCCGGATGCACATGGATCACCGGTGGTAGCGGAGGACCCGACGACCCTCCGGGGGGCGTCGAAAGGGTCGGTGGTAGATATGTCCCGGTCCGGGCGTATCCCGTGACGGGCCGGGTGACGCCTTGGGTGATGCCGCTCCCGAGGGAACCGGTGGTGGTGGCGTAGCCCTGGCGTAGGGCAACACCCCACGCGCCGCTGCCACCCCAATTGTCGGGCACTGGTGGCGGTTCCCCAGTGCCACCACCGCTGCCCCCGCCACCGCCGCCGTGGCCGTGGTGGTGTCGGCGTAGTAGTTCCGCTAACCAGTCCCACGCCCGCCCATCCCGGGAACTGAACCCACCACCCGCCATCGGGGCGAGCGCGTACCCCATCCGGTTCGCCGTCGCACCCAGAATCGCCACCGACCCCGACGACCCGTTAATCGGGATGAACGCCTCATCCCCGACCATGCGGTCACCGATCACGCGCCACGTGTTCGGTGGCACAATCCGCGCCGCACCAGCCGACATCGCCGTCAAGTGCCCACCAGGGGCCATTCCCAGCACACCACCCGACGCCATCGGTGTGAACAGCCCACCCGCAGCGTTCGTTTGCACCGTCCGGACCGTGATCGTGACAGTTTTGTCTTGCAGCGAATTGATCTGGTTGCGTATGTTGTTGACACCGTTCGTGGCCTGATCGTTGATGCTGATCGTCGACGTGTGATCCGGGACAGCGTTGATCGCGCCCGTGATCGTCCCCACCGGAGCCGACGCCTGATCGTTCACGCTGATCGTCACCGTCTTATCGATGATCCCCGCGAGCGCGGTGTTAACTGTGGTCGCTACCGCCGAGGCGTTATCGACCGCCGTGATATTGATGTTCTTATCGGTGAGCGTGCTCAGACTAGTGGTGGTTTGGGTGGTGGCCGCGGTGACACTGCTCGCATCCCCCGTGATCATCACCTTGGGTGCGACGGGGATGCTTTGTATCCCGGAGTCCGCTTCGCTCACCGCCGCGGACAAGTTAGCGGCGTCACCAGCGAACTTCGTCAACCAATCCGGGACGACCCCCTGGATCGCTGACTGCCCACCCGCCGCCGCCGACAACAACCCCGCACCGTCACCAGTGAACGTGGTTGTGTGGATGGTAGGCACACCATTTGCGCTGGCCGTCGCGGACCCGGCCGCGCCCTGGACTCCGGACGCGTCACCGGTGAACTTGGTGTCCCAGTTACCGGACACCCCCACGATCCAGCCTTGAGCCTGACCGGCTGTGCCCTGCACACCCGAAGCGTCACCGGTGAACTTGGTGTTCCAGTCACCTGAAACGCCCGCGATCCAGCCCTGGACCTGACCCGTCGTCGTCTGAACCTGCGACCCATCAGCGTTGAAAATGACCGGTGTCGGCTGCTGAACACCTTGGATGGTGGCGTTGAGACCGGACACGGATGTCCTAGCGGCGTCGATCGACGACGTGTCCGTTAACTTGTCACCCAGGTCGGCCCAGAGTTGACCTAAATGATCCAGTGACTCACCCGCGCCAGCGAAGTCCCCCGACTCCACTTGGTTGATCATCTGTTCGAATGTTTGGAACGCCTCACCCACCGTGGTGATCGTCGAAACGATATCCGACATTCCCTTGATGAACGTGGCGACCCCGACGGTGACACCTTCCCAGTTGATCGACTGGATAGCGGTCCCCAGCGCGGTTATCGCCTCAGTCACAACCGGGCCGAGCGCTTCCACCATCCGACCGATGATCGTGATGATGTTCTCGAACACCGGGGCCGCCGCCGCACCGATCTGCGCGAACGCCGGAGTCATATTATTAATCGCCGTGGTAATAGAATCGATCACACCGGTGATGTCGATCGAATTACCCAGTTCCACGAACGCGTTACCGATCGCCCCCACCAAACCCACCAGCGACGTCGTGACCGCACCGGCCTTCGACATCAACTGGTCCCACGCCCCACCAGCCTGGTTCACATAATCCCGGAACTGGGTGATACCCGTGTTAATCGCGTTCAGGGTCGCGGTGAACGCACCCGTCCGGTTCGCTGAGTTCCACAAATCCACGAACAACCCAGCGATGTTCACCACAGTGTTACCGAGCTGCTCCAACACAGTCGCGGCCTGCTGGAAAATTTGCGTCAACTCACCAGACTGCCGCGCGGCGGTGGTCCACGCGTTGAACTTCTGCGCGACCTGATCAATATCCACCGCGATCCGGTTCACCGCCGGCTGCGCCGAGACCATAATGTTTATGAAACCCTGGAACGCGTTACGGGCCGCGTCACCAAACACTTGAATGTTCAGCGCCGCACCAGACAACAAGCTTTGCAAATCCGTTTTAAACGACGACGACCGGAAAATCTGCGAGAAAGTGTTCGTCACCTGCGACACCGCCGCCGTGATCTGCGGCAACACCTGCTGAACAACCGGCGCCAAACCACTGATCGCCTGAATAAACGACTGCACCGCCGGCTGCATCTGCGACCTGATCGCATCAACAACAGGCGTGAACGCCGTCTTCAACTGATCCATCGTCGTCTTAAACTCAATACCAGACTTACCCGTATTCGAAAACCCCAGCGCCAGGGTCCCCAAACCAATCCCAACAGGCGCCAACAAACCAGGTAACAAACCCAACGACGTCACCAACGGCACAATCCCCGACGCCAACGCGATCGCAGCGCCACCGATCTGCCCGATACCACCCACCGCGACAGCACCCGCACCAGCAATAGCGATACCCATCGCCGTCCACTGCGCCGCAGTCGCCAAAAACGGCAACGCCGACGACAGTGCGCTACCAATGTTCTGCCCCAAGCTCGCGAACGACCCCGACGCGCCCGTGACCGAGCCACCCATCGACGTCAGAGCGGACCCCACCGACGACGCCGAACCCACAAACGAACCCAGGCTGGAAATGCCCGACCCGATCGCAGTGACCAGACCACCGAACGCCCGAGAAACGAGGTTCCCGTCACGTTCAGTGTCACTAAACGACTTCCGCAACGCCGTCAGCGCCACCGTCGCGTCATTAATATCAGTTTTGGCTTTGATAGTAATGGTTTTGTCCGACAGCAACGCCTTAAGTTCCGCTTCGAGCTTCGACGCCTCCGCGAGTACCGCAGCGCCATCCATGCCCGGCTTAATCACCATCTGGCTCAACGACACCAGTTTTGCCCGGATCGACGCGACCGCCCGATCAATCTCCGACTGATCAGCACCGAACCGGAAATCCGAAATCGACTTGATCGCCGCGTCCAGCTTCGTCTTCACCCGCGTAGCGAACGCACCAACCTGAACATCAGCCCGAGTCGTATCAACAGTGATCGGCACATCCATGCTGCCGACCCCAGCGACAGCGGCCTTAACCTTCTCCCGGAACCCCGTCGTATCCGGCGCAACGTTGACATCAACATCAGACAACCGCGCCGTCTCAGCGGCGACTTTCTCCCGGAACCCCGTCAGATTCGGAGTGACATCGATCTCAACATCCGCGATCCCCGCGACCTCAGCCGCGACCTTTTCACGGAACCCGTCCATGTTCGGGGTGACATCGATCTGAATGTCTTTTATCTTCGCGACTTCCGCCGCGATCGTCTTATGGATATTCTCGGCTGAGGCGACTACTTGAAGCTAACTAGAGAAACGCCTCGCCAACATTAAATCGAGCCATTTCCCTGCCCACCCCCTCACTGCCCTAAAAAGGGCGGCCAGGGGGTGTCTGTGTTACCCCAGAGAGGAAGAGAGAGTGGTCAGAGGGTTTCGGCGGCGCGGCGGAGCACGTGGTGCCCGCGGTTGTGAAGGTTCCGGCGCCCGAGCTCCACGACGGTGCCGTAGGGCACGTCAGCGGTCACGTCAGCGGCTAGCCGGCCGTCCCAGCCGCGGGAGTCCCGGACTTTGATGCTGGCCTTGTACCGGCCCGTACGCACGGGTGCGAGTAGGCGGGCGCGGTCGGCGATGGTGTTGGCCTGGCCACGGACAGCGGACCGTAAATCACTGTCGGAGTTCAACCAGCGACGGACACCAGCACGGTCCGGGGTGTACCTAGCCATCGACCATCACCAACGGACCCAACTCGGCTTCTTCTACCGGCGCCGGCTCGGTGGCGGCTTCCTCGATGACTGACCACCCGTTGACGATGTCCATCAGCGGGATACGCTCAACGTCAGCCCACGTGACGTGCCAATCGGAGCGGGACAGGACCAGGAACACCAACGCGGTGTTCACATCCCAGTCCTCGTGGTTGCCCGGCTTCTCCGCGTCTTTGAGGGCCAAGACCTTGCTCAGCAACACGTCGGACGTCATCCCGGTTTCGCGCCTAATCGCCCGGATCTGCCCGATCGTCATCTTGTTGAACATCTCCGCGACATCAGCCACATACGTCTTGTCACCTAAAACGATCTGCAGTTTCACGGTGCCTCCTCTTTGCGTGCGAGACCAACGTGTGTGCCTGGGAACTCCCGCAGCTCCACCTCAAACTCCCGCGTTCCCCGCTCCACGACTACGCAACCTTCACACTCAACCAAATCCGCGACGTACGCCTGTTTACGATTGCCATCGTCGTCGTGCCATTCCTCGTCGCGGGTACCGCAACGCGGGCACTCTTTCCGTTCCCGAAGGAACAGCCAGATCGCTTTGTCTCTGTCATCGGTGGACCACGCTAAGAACTCGCTATGCGACAGGTTGTATTCTTTGCCGACTCTCAGCTCCAGCAGCGCTTGCGGGTCAGCGTCTAATCTTTTTTTACGTGCACATCCGGGACACGGTAGTTCAGTTGCCACACCGCTTCGAACAAATCAATGATCTCACCGTTAGTCATCGCCCCGGATGTGTAGTACTCGGCCCAGTCTTCCTCCGCGACGTCGGAGTCAACGGACACGGCGAGCAACGCGGGCATGAACGTGCGCGGGTTGAAAATCTTGTTCACCCCAGCCGGGGCCGGGTGCGCCGCGATCAACGCCTCCAACTCCGCTGGTGGCAACGCCGTCAGCGTCACCTGCTCATAACACGCCTCCACCGCTTCCTGCGCCGCCACGACCCGGGACTCATCACCAGCAGCCCGCGCCGCGGCGAGCTCAGCACGCGCCGGCGAATCGTCCTCAATCCTGAGGCTGTACGCCGCCGACGGGCGCCGACGAGCCCCGAGACGGTCTTTGAGGCCCATCGACTACGCCGGGATGGTCAGGTTCTGACCAGGCGACTTAGTGATCGCGAACCCGACCTTGATCTTCGATGCGTCCTTCGACTGGAACGACCGCATCACCGCGTTGGAAGTTACTGTCACCGGATACGTTTCCATTTTCCCTCCACCGGTGTCACCGCCGTCGAGGAAACACACGAACCCGCTGGTGCCACGAGGCAACGTCGCACGAATATCCACACCGTTCTTGGAGGTGAAAAACGTCAGCGACGAGTCCGGCGCGGACAGGCTGCCGGGGATTTTCGTTTGGAACGGGTCGTTCAACGCTTGGGTGTCGATCTGGTCCGCTTCGACAGTCCACCCATCCGAATCAACCAGGTCGACACCGATGTTGATCCCAGCGGTAAGTTCCGCGCGGGTAGGTGTCAGGTTCGTCGCCGCGATCGACGCGAGCCAGTAGGTGACGGTGGTGGCGTTGTCACCGAAGCGGACAGCGGCCGTGGCTAAAGGTGTGGGCATCGCTTATTTCTCCTTGCCGTCTTCGGCGGATTGGTTTTCTGGCCGCGACTCGACGGCAGCGGCGTACTTAGCCCCAGGCTCAACCTCAGGCTCGGTGTCATCTGTTAGGACCGCTGGCGGTGAAGGTGGGTCGGTTTCCCGCCAACCCGACAACCGATGCCCGTCCACCGCAGCGTCGGGAAGTTCAATGACCGCTTCGGTAACTGGGTGTCTCATCCACTTGGTCATTACGCGGACGCTCCGATCAGGATCACGTCGTATAAGACGGAAGTGCCAGCCCCCGAGTTAGCGATGCGGAGTAGGTCACCCGTGCCAGCGGTCACCGCGTATGAGGTGGCGTCAGTAGCCGCGATCGCGAAAACCCCACCAGGGCGCACGTTCACGGTGTGAGTCGCAGCACCAACCCACGTAGCGAACTGGTTAGACGCGGCAGCACCAATAACCACGTTGTTCGTGTTCCCCGATGACGCCGCCACGATCAGTGCTTTGATCCGGGCGAACGTCACCGTCGCTCCGAACACGTCGAGGAGGACCCCCGCGAGGTCCAAATCATCAGTCCCGGAGATCGCGATGGTCCGCTGGTCATGGAAAATGCGGTCCGCGGAACCAGCGCCGGTCCCCGTGCTGTACAACATTTGATACGTCCGCGCCAGGGGCGCGATACCGGTGGTGAAGTCGATCGCGTTCGATTGCGACCCGGTGACGGATAGGACGACACTGCTGGTGTCTAATGCCATGACACGTTTCCTCCGTAGGGCATGACGAATAGCCGCCCAACGGGCGGGGGTGTAAGATGCGCGGCATGATTATCAGAAAAGAAATACGGTCTCTGCCGCCGGAACCCATCCGAGTCGCCTGGTGCGACTGGTTACAGCACCACACAGTCAACCCTGACGTGGTCTGCGCCAGCACGACACAAGAAGGATTTATTGAGATCGACTATGACGCCTACCAAATACGTTATCTAGCGTACAATCTCGATGACAACGGTGGCCGGTACGGGTTCTATAAGGACGGTGATTACCAAGTCAGCACTTCAGTCCGAGTGACGCAATTAGAGGCGCGGCCATCCGAACTCCCGGAGGTCCTCCAGGCTACTTAGAAGATTTGGCACTGGACAGCGAAGTCGATGCTCACCGAGCAGCCACCCGTCGTGTTCTGCCGTGACGTCAAATGCTGCGCGGCGACCTGGGCCATATCCACGGCGCCCGTCAACGTCGGATCCGCGCGGACCACGGCCCGGAACGCCTCAAAAATCTCATCTGCACGGTCTCTGGCTGCTTTCGGGACAGCGTCACGGCGCCACACCCGGATCATGTTGTGCAGATCGAACGTCTCCGCAACGGAGTTCAGGCCGGTGATGTCTTCGACCCACGCCACGGTGGGGCCCTCAATCGGTACCCATCCGATGACGAGCAGTTCCTGCTCTTCGGGGGGGCTCATCCACGGCCCGTCATCCACCCGGACACCGGACCCGCCGATGAGGGCAGCGGCGCGGGCTATCGCGAGCAGGGCATCCGTCGCGGCCGGGACAGCGGTCACGACGGTGTCGTCACTCGGGTGAGGCTGACGTGGTCCCCTGGGGTCCAACCGGTCCACGGGGAACGCCACACGTCAGCGTCCACCGCGACCTCCCACACGCTGCCGTCAACGAACTGGACCCGCTCACCAGCCCGCAAGCTCGATCCTGGAGGGGTGAACAGGGTCCGGCGGGACTCCACCTGCTCCCGAGACGGGATGTTGGTTTCCTGCCCCACCGGAGCCCACGCCACCCCCTCAAGCGTCCGCGCCGCGACCAGCGTGCTGACCCCACTACTGGCGTCCCGCTGCTCTTTCAGGACCGTGATGGTTTCGCCGCGGAGGAACCTCACCACGACCCCCACGAACCAGACGAACCATCACCGGTCCAACCCCAGTCCGCGCCCCACCGACTATGACCATGCCAATCCCGCCGCGGCGGCCGACGCAACACATGCCGCAACGCCGGATCATCAAGGGTGACCGTCCCCCGCGACTTAGGTTTCAGTCCAAGCAGCTTCCGGTCGTTGCGGGTGATCACAAGATCCGCCGACGACGCCGACTGATCAAGAGACACGGAGAACGGGCCCACCGTCTGGGTCCGCACACCCTCCGGGTTCCGCAACAGGCGAATCACCATGTTGCACAGGACCAACTTGACGGCCTCAAATGACGTCGCCCCTGACCCAATCCGAGCCCCGATGTCCCCAGCCTCAGCCTTGACCACGAGCTCAGCGCTGGTCAGCTTCCGCTCAACATACTCGATCTGATCATCAGCGATGGTGCCGTCGTACTCAGCTACCACGTCATCAACCGTCGCGTAGGTGGCCACACGTCACCCCCTACCTCTAAGCGGACGCTAAGACAGGACTAAGACCGGCTGTAGGTGACCTCAATACGGCCACCAGGATTAGCCAAACCAGTACCCGCCACAGCCTCCACCGCCACCACAATGTCGCTCTCGACCACAGTCGTCGCACCAGCCACAACAGACAACGTGAACGGCTTCTCATCGAACGCGACACCATTAACACCAGTCGTGAACGCCAACGTCGCCACCACCGTGGTACCAACACCGGCCTGACCCTTATTCACAAGGGTGAACGTCCTGGTGTTCGTGTTATCCCCGGTCATAGCCGCTTCCGGCGTAAACGTGACAGCCGTGACGGTCCCACTGAACGGGGCCTCACCAACCGTCTGATCACCCGCCGTCCCAGCACTCAACGCCGGAAGCGTCGCCTGCTGCGTACGAGTAAGAGGAGCAGTCATATCACTTGCCGCCCTTCAACGCGTCAGTGTGCTTCTCAGACCGCTCCCTAGCCGCGTCAGACGGTTTGTCACCGGCCTGCGCGGTGCCACCGGTCACACCAGCAATCGTGTACGTGCTATTGGGCTCAGTGTCCGGGACAGAACCCCAATAACCATGCTCGTGCGCTTCCTCAATCGGCACGTGCTTCGCGTCCTCAGGCATCTCTGCCCGCGGGTTAGACATCACCATCACAAGCTCCTTACGTGACGTGCTTCCACGTCTTACGACGAACAATATTCGAAATAGCAGCCTGCGTGATACCAAACTCCCGGGCCAGCGCCACCTGCCGTGCTCCCTCACCGTGCCGATCCCGGATTTGCCGCACCATCGGCGCCGTTACCCGCGCATTGCCGTTCCGCTCACCTTGGACAACTGCCGACGCAACGGACCAGTCGAGAGGAGCACCACGCCCACCAGCGTTACGGAGACGCCACACCACCAACAGCAACGAGTGCTTCGTGCTGTTGCAGTAACCGCACACTGGCAACACGTTGCCGATCGTGTGACGGCCACCCTTGGCCAAGGGAATCACGTGATCCATACAAACCGGATCAGCGACCGCGCCGCAATAAGCGCAACAACCCCGATACCGACGAATTAGCCGCTGCCAATCCCGCAACAACACGGTGCCGCCGTTGGCTCGCCGCCGCGAGTGACGGGTCTTGTCACGAAACGACAGAGCCTCTTTGTCGCCATCAGCCCACGCGTTCCAGTAATTTCTGTACCGCTGCGGAGCCATCTGGCGATTGTTGCGAGCCCACTTACGCCGATTAGCTCCGTTGGCCTCGCGGTACTGCCGCTGGTACAGCTTGCCCCGCTCCGATTGCTGGAACGTCAGACTGGCTGCCCTACGCGCATCGACATGGTTGGCGTTCCAGTGCAGATCCTTACACGGCTTGCTGCAGAACCTAGCTTTGCCGTTCAGGTGGTCAATCGGCCCTTTACACCACGCACACTGGCGCGGTTGAGTGCTCGGATGCGGCTCGCCAGGGTGACGCTGATTCCACCCACGGCAACGAGCTGAGCGGCACGTGCGAGCGTTGGCGTAAAGGCCGACCAGCGACTCTAGGCAGCTCGAACATCGTCGATGGTTCTGCACGACCTGCCCGGACATCCGCCGCTGCATCCAGGCCCGACACGCCACACTGCACCACTTACGGTCCCCGCGGCTGCCTGGTGGCAGCTCGTTGGGACACCCAGCCCGCTGACAAGGCCGGTTACTCTGCTCCATGTTCGACTCCACAGGTCGGACCACGCCCCGGGGGTGTTGACGCACCCGCCGGGGTCTCTTATGTGATCGAGTATAACACGGCTCCGATGTCAGCTGCGGTCGATAGCTCGACGCCGTGATCCGTTATAACGTGGCGCCAACTGATCACTAAGCCGAGTCGTAGATCGAGACGGCGATCGCTTAGACGATCACCGGGGTCTCATGTATCGCCTGGTCAGCGCCTCAACACTGCTGCGGGATAGCGGCTGCCCTCGACTGGCTGGTCCGAGTTGATCGTGTTCGCGACCTGCCACCCCACCCTAAACACCAGCCTCAATGCAACCATGTCCTGCTGCGGAAGGTTGAACACAATGGCGCCCGTGTTATCTTGGATCACTGCTTGGTCGAGCATCTTCATGGTGATGTCTTCACGGACCCCCACGACGAACTGCGTTGCGAAGTCACCGGCGATGAGTTCGGTGTTGGTGCCACCGCCACCGCCGGTGGGCCACAGGCCGCGCATGGGGTAGGTGATGGGTACTCCGTCGAGGCTGTTGAGGCCTCCGTTGATGCGTCCGACGTCGAGGGATTGACCGGTGGTGTCCCTGGCGGCGCGGAGGTACTTGCGGGCGGAGCG